TCAGGCAGAAAAGTCGCCTGACACCGATCAACGCCTTCGACAAACCGCTTCATGCAAAACCTCGCTGAAAATGTCGGCGAGATTCTAACACCTCCTCGTTTTTACACAGCCAGGGTCATTCTCAGCCGCGGCGAGCGGCAATCGAAGGAGGCCATGAACGAAGGCGTCAAGCGCCACGCAAAAGCCTACGAAGTCGGCTTTGAGGAAATGGCGTTCGAACTGGAGGCTGGCGCCGTCAAGTACACGGGCCTGGAAGTCAGGTTCGGCGAGAACGTGCGAATCATCGGCCTGCCGGCGAACCCGGATACGGCCCGCGGTTTCTCCGGCAACGTCTTCCTCGACGAGTTCGCCATTCACCCCGACAGCCGCGAGATCTGGAAGTCGTTGTTCCCCGTCATCTCGGCCGGCTTCAAGCTGCGCGTGACGTCGACGCCAAAAGGCAAGGGCAACAAGTTCTACGAAATCATGACCGGGAAAAATGAGACCTGGTCGCGCCATACGGTCGATATCTACCAGGCCGTTCGTGAGGGCCTGCCGCGTGACATCGAAGAGCTGCGCGCCGGCCTCGACGACGAGGAGGCGTGGGAACAGGAATACGAACTCAAGTGGCTCGACGAGGCGGCGGCCTGGCTGACCTTCGACCTGATCTGCGCCAACGAACACCCGGAGGCCGGCGATCCCGGTCTCTACGAAGGGAACCGGGTGTTCATCGGCAACGACATCGCCGCCAGGAACGACCTCTGGGTCGCCTGGGTATGGGAGCTGATCGGCGATGTCTTCTGGACCCGCGAAATCGTCACCTTGAGGCGCAAGTCCTTCGCCGAACAAGATGCCGTCATGGACGAGCTGTTCGAGCGCTACCGCGTGGCGCGCCTGGTCATGGACCAGACCGGCATGGGCGAGAAGCCCGTCGAGGACGCCAAGCGGCGGTACGGATCGTCGCGGGTCGAGGGGGTTCTGTTCACCAACGCCGCCAAGCTCGACATGGCGATCGCCGGCAAGCAGGTGTTCGAGGACCGCCGGGCACGCATCCCCGAAGGGGACATGGTGCTGCGCGCCGATCTTCACAAACTCCAGAAGGTGGTCGGCCCGACAGGCATCCCGCGTCTGGTCGCCGAGCGCGACGGCGCCGGCCACGCCGACCGCACCTGGGCCGCCTTCCTGGGCATCGCCGGCGCCGGCGCCGGGGAGCCTGCCGCCGGGGCCACCGTGGAGCACGATCCAGGCGCCTACAGGGCCGCCGGTCACGGCCGTCACGCGTCCAACCTGATCCGCCGGCCGCCGGGGTTGATTTCGAGGGGGAGGTTATGAGCGATCGTTTCATGACACGGTTTCGCGCGGCCATGCGCGTCCTGTTCCCGGCCGACGAACGGTTCACGGAGGCGGCCGGCGCCAGCGCCGAGATAGACGACGACGAGGGCTGGCGCCGCCTCAGCGTCGATCCCAACCGGGAGCTGTCGCCCATGGCCCAGGTCAGGATGCGCGACACGGCCGTCTACCTCCTCAGGTCCAATCCGCTCGCCAACCGGCTGATCGAGCTTCCGGTGGCCTATCTGCTGGCCGAGGGCGTGACGCTTTCGTGCGACGACGAACAGGCCCAGCAATGGCTGGACGCTTTCTGGCATGATCCGATCACCAAGATGGACCTCAATCTGCCGAAGTTCGTCCGCGAGCTCGCCGTCTTCGGCGAGCAGTGCTGGGTCGCCTTCGTCAACGAGCAAAACGGCCACACGCGGCTCGGCTACCTGGATCCGGGCGCCATCGCCACCGTTGTCTGGGACCCGGACAACCGGGCCCAGCCGATCGGTATCGTCACGGCCAAGGACAGAAAGGGGAACGCCAAGCGCTACCGCGTCATCGTCAACGGCCCGGAGGCGGTGTTCAGCAACCGGACCCGGCAGATCCGCCAGACCTTTGACGACGGGTCGTGCTTCTACTTCGACATCAACGCCCTGGTCACCGACGAGCGCGGCAAGTCCGACTTGTTGCCGCTCATGGACAGTTTGGACGCCTACGACCAGGCTCTGTTCGGCGAGCTGGAGCGCTGGAACTTCATGCGCGCCTTCATCTGGGACGTAACCCTCGCCGGCGCCACGCAAGAGGAGGTCGAGAAACGCGCCCGCGATATTACGACGCCGGCACCTGGCAGCGCGCGCATCCACAACGATTCGGAAACCTGGAACGCGGTCGCGCCCGACCTCAAGGGCGGCGACAGCGAGATCCTGACGCGGATCTTCCGCAACCACATCCTCGGCGGCAACACGCTGCCCGAGCACTGGTACGGTGGTGGCGGCGATGTCAACCGGGCGACGGCGGCCGAGATGGGCGAGCCGACCTTCAAGGTGCTGGCCATGCGCCAGAGGCTGGTCAAGCATATGCTCGAAGAGGTCGGGTATTTCGTGGTCTGGAACCGGCTCAAGGTCGAGGGCGAGCCGCCCGACCCCAGCGGTTTCGACCCGGCGCTCCGGCCCGTCGCCAACTTCGCCGAGATGACCAGCCGCGACACCACCAAGTACGCCACCGCCTTCCAGCAGGTGGTCACCGGCGCCGCCCTGGCCGCCGACCGCGGTTTCCTGACCGAGGAAACGGCGGTCGGCGTCATCGCCACGGTCGCCGGCCAGCTCGGCTATGAGATCGATCCCAAGGACGAACTCGAAAAGGCGCGCGAGCAAGCCCTCGGCCGCCGTGAAGAGGACCTCTACCCGGATCTGCCGGAGGACGGGGACGGGGACGATGGCGGACAGGCCGAAAATTGAGACCTTCCCGCTCACGGACTCCTTAAGCCCGGAACAGGTCCCGGGCGCGGCGGCAAGGCGAAACCCGAAAGAAGTGTTGGTCATCGGAGCCTACGACGACGGTGATTGGTTCACCGTGTCGAGCCGCGGCGTCACGCGGGAAAAGGCCGTGTGGTACGCGGAATTGATCCGAATGAATGCCCTCGGCCAATGACCGGCAAGCGGTCAAAGGACTTCGAGAAGGAACGCCGCCGCCAGGCCAAGCGATTGACGGCGATCCAACGGGACACGGACGCCGAGGTCGCGCGCCTCCTGAAGAGCGCCGGCGACGAGATCACGGTCGGGCTGGCCTCGGAACCGGGCGGCTTCGACGCTTTCATCCTGCCGCGTATCCAGCAATCCATCCGCGCCGCCCTGGCCGAGGCCGGGGACGGCATGGCCAAGGCGGCCGGCGCCGGAGCGGAAGCCGCATGGACCGCCGGCATCGATCTCGTCGACAAGCCCTTGGAAGCGGCCGGCGTCCGGATCGCCGCCGCGCTCGCCGTCGTCGACCGCACGCAACTCATGGCCATGCGCACCTTCATGACCGGGCGTCTGAAGGACGTGACGCTGGAGGCGGCGAACCGCATCAACAACGAACTCGCCCTGGCGATGATCGGCGTCCAGACGCCGCACGAGGCCACGGGCAAGGTGGCGCGGATCCTCACCGCCGGCGGCCGCGCCCGGGCGCAGCGGATCACGAGGACGGAGATCGGGCGTGCCTTCTCCGTGGCCTCACAGGAACGGCTCAACCAGGCGGCCGGGCATCTGCCGGGCATGCGCAAGATGTGGCGCCGCTCGGGCAAGATCCACAGCCGCGTCTCCCATGACGTCGCCGACGGCCAGGTCCGCAAGCCCGGCGAGCCGTTCACCGTCGGCGCCGAGGATCTGATGTTCCCCCGGGACCCGAAGGGTTCGGCCGGGAACACGGTCAATTGCGGCTGCGTATCGCTGCCTCATATGGCCGACTGGGAAGTCCGCCATCCGGGCGCCCGGCTGATCACCGGGGACGAGATGGCCAAAAGCGAGGCCAAGCGGCGCGTCGCCGGCGTCCAGGCCGCGGCCTTCGACGGCTGGACCCGGAAGCTGTCGGCGCGGTCGATCGACGCAGCCGGGCATTTCGAGACGGCCGGCGGCTTGACGCCAGGCCTGAAGGAGGCCTTGAGGGCGCGCGGCGTCGAGCCGGCCACCGGCGAGATCGCCGTCACCGACCGCAAGATCCTGCACATGCTGCGTGACGCGAAGAAGCGGAAGGGATTGGCGCTGCCGGCCGGTGAGGTGCGGCGCCTGCCGGAGCACCTGGCGGCGCCCAAGGCCGTGCTGTGGGAGATCGGCGCCGAACCGCCGACGCTGATCTACGTCTTCGACATCGAGCGGCCGGACGAGGACCGGCTCGGCAAGTTTCCCGTCAAGATCCGCGGCCGTGACAAGGCCGCCAGCCACCGGCGCCACAATTGGGTCGCTTCGGGCGGCCTGGTCAAGCGCTCGACGCTCGACGACACCCAACGCTATGAGG